TGTTGGGGCGTGCACGTGACGCCCACAGCTACCGACAGTTGTGCACGGCATTGGGAGCTTATGTTCAGAAAGATTACGTGTACCAGAAAGTGGCGAAGGCCTATCCGACCTTCGTGCAAGACTTCCTGCAAGGCGCAGCTTTGCAGGCGTTCACGTATGAAGCTCACAGTTTGGCGGGGGCTTTTTCAAGCCTGCGAGCGCTGTATTCTCAGAGCTTCTCTTCAATGAACACGGAGCTGGCGGCCGTTGATAAGCCGGAGGCCTCAGCCTCCAGAGCCACGATTGCAGGGTTGGCCTGCGCTGCAGCATTTGGTTGCGCAGTTGCAGGTTACAAACTCAGAGGATCTGGTCATGCAAAAGTGGCGTTGGGTGCTGTTGGCAGCCAAGCGTTGACCGAGTTGGTGAAGGGCGTGTCCGTTCGCGTCGCAAGTCTGTCGGGCAGTGCGGCGCAGTGGTCTTGTGATGCCCTGCGAAATGTTGGAGTGCAGCTCCGTGAGGTGGTGGGTGGTACAGGTTGGCTATCAAGAGTGAGCATTGCGTTGCGCAAAGCGGCCGCCTACGCTGGTGCGGGGTTAGCTGTAGCGGTGGACCCGCGCTACAGTCCCGATGGAGTCCCCGTAGGTTGGCTGCCTTACGTTGCATTGGTTGTGTGGGGAGCGTTTGTGGAGGAGTGTTACAAGCGCCTCCACTGGTTGGCTCCCTACACACTCATCGGGTGGGAGGCGTTCCGGGCGTATTATGTGGGCGGTCCGATTGGGCTGTGCGTATACGCCTGCCTGCCGATGATGATGCATTTGTTCACCCAACGATTGGGCTTGGTGCCCGCCACCCTCGTACATGCGGGATATAATTTGTTTATGGCCACTAGCGCTGGATCACATGCTGCCCTGTGGGGCGCATTGAGCACATATGATGTGTTTGCTGCTCTACGATGGCGAGCGTGGGCGGCCTTGACGGCTTTGTTGGCGGCCATCTTGTGGTGTCGCCGGGCAATTCGGGCGCCTGACCCCAGATATTTGGCGTGGAGACGCATTATTTGGGGCGATCCCTGGCCCATGCGTGGCCCGGTGCCGGTAGATGCAGGTGTTTTGCCCATGCCACGTGATCCCGTGGCTCCACGTCAAGAAGCGAGCGAAGGTGAGAAAGAAGGCGAACATTCAATGACCGTGCTCGATCGACCACCTGAAAGATTGCGAGGCGTGGAAGAAATCCACAATCCGATCTACTTGCAGCTGCCTACACAGGTGGGCGGCCAAGTGCCTGCGAAGACGAAGTTCAACCTGGATTGTGTAGTGCGGTCCAGGCTGTTGATCTCAACCCTCCCGGATATTCAAGAAGGGGCGGCGGGTTGGCTGTGGAGCCACATGCCGTATCCCGACGACGTGCCACTTTTGTTGCCGATCAATTTCGACAATGTGGACCCAGTGTGGCGCTTGCATGTGAAGCAAGGCGATGCATACAAGTACAAACGCATGCTGGCGGCTCAACTGAGGTTGGCGTCTTGTCCGGCCACGGATGCATCCAGCTATTTTCATAGCGTCAAGATTATGGTGAAGACCAATGAGATGCTGTTCAAGCTGGACGAAGACGCAAGACCCCAGTTAAAGCCACGCCTCATCGCGGCCGTGCACCCTGAAGCACAATGTTGCGTAGGCCCAGAGATTTATGAAGCAACCCAACGTTTGAAGGCGTTGTGGTCGATGATGAATCTGGGCACACCCACCTTGGGCAATGTCAAGGTGTTGTTTGCTTCTGCTTTTAACAGCGATGACCTGTCTCATGTGGTGACGTTGGGAGTTCTCCCAATAGTCCCTGACCAGCATCTGGTGCTGGTGGCGGGTGATGATTCGCTGGTTTTGAGCAGCACGGTGTGCGTTGAGGCTGATGCAGCAAAGTTTGACGCCAGCCAAGTTCATGAGGCTTTGGCGTATGAACTGCGAGTGCTGAGGAAGTTGGGCGTCACGCCGCAAACGGTGGGTCGATTGGCAAGTTTGGCGGCAAGCGATTTAGTCGCTGCCGGCTGGCGTATCAATCGAGAGGCAGACCCGAATTGGGATGCTGCCACCCCTGCGATGCGTCAGATTGCACGAAGTTGGGGTCTTCATATGCCACCCGGCGAGCAAGACCGGCCACGTGTGCGGAGAGCTTTCAAGCGCCTGACCGGAGGAGCAGACACCACATTGGGCAATAGTCTCTTGATGGGAATGGCTTGGGCTGTGGTCATCAATGCCCTTGAGTGGCCGAATGATGACTTGGCGAAGGTCAACGAGGCGACGTTGCAAAGGATGTTCGCCGCGTTACGATTTGACATGAAGATCAAACTACACCCGCATTTCGCCGAAGCCACATTCCTGAAGGGTATGTGGTGGAAAACTCTTTCGGCGGGTTGGGTGTGGCGACCTTTGCCTTCGCGCATTTTGAAGGTGGGCAAGAGTCTAAAAGATCCGAAAGCCTTGTACCCCGGTAGGGATGCAGAGGCAGCCGCCCGTGCAGCGTTGAGTGATCAAGCTCATCAACTGGCGGCTTTCGGCCCCGTGCCCATTTTGCGCGCGTTCATA